TGCTTCAATAGCACCAACGGTTGCTTGAAGGTAAACCTTGTGGATAAGATCACCATTGCGAGAAACTGTGCAAGAAACTTTTCGACCAAAGTCTACAGATCCGTTAAAGGTCTGTTCAATAGCTTCAATTGCAAAGTTAGTGTGTCGTCTATAAACGACTTTAAAAAAAGTAATTTGAGGATTACCTGTAAGGTAAATATCTTGCTTTTTCCCCTATATTTCTATAGGGGGCAGAGTACACCTTAAGAACTTTCAAGTTTGGTAAACTATCATAAAATTCCAATCTCCGTCTACTCGTTGAACCTTCATCTTTTATCTACCATAGATAAATATTCTAATGCTAAATTTAACTTTTCATCATCGGATAATTTTTTACTTAAAAAAGATTTATCTTTTAAAATAGGATGGTTACTAACTCTATAACCTGATTTACCAGAAGAATCATTGTATGATCTTAAATATTTAGGTAAATTATTGTCTTTATCTCTCTGTCTAATTCTTTTTTTGAGAGATTTACCCTTATTTTTACCTAACATAGATTCACTTCTTTTTATTTTTGTTTCTTCTGATTGCCTACTTTGTGATTTCCCAGTAGTTAAATTATAACCATTAGGTTTTAATGTATTATATTTAGATATATAATATTGTTCATAATAATCTAATTCGTCTATAGAACATTCTTTTAGTAATTCTACTTTAAAAGCATCAGGATTATATTTTCTTATGGCATTATCTAGTAATCTACAAAAACCTTTATTTATTTTTGCTTCATAACAATGTTGACACCATCTTTTTAAATAACCCCACTTTTTACCACTAGATAAATATTTAACAGATTGTCCAATATATTTTTTATTGGATGGACTTGTTAAACAATATATATCACCCATAATATACATACATATAATACTTTATATTCATTTTTTTAATAAAAGATGCTTGGCTGCGGATTGTCCAATCCTTAACATTTTTACCATTGGGTACGGCTATTAACCGTGGTCTTTCTATTATATCACTATATAGAAATGGTAGTTAAGGCTCTAAGGAGGTTCCCGCAATTTGAAGATTTTGCAAACTAAGAAGTATTTTACAATTCTTAATTTACTAGCCAGTTAAATAATGTGATAATAGGGTGGAATTTGATAAAAACTATCACATCCGTATTTTATACTATTTTTCTTAAGAAGTGAATACGGAACTTCCTAAGTAGCTGACTCTTGGCACCCAAGATGTGGTTAAAGCGCCATAGGCTACTAATTGCATTAATCCACCACCCATTGTTTTATTGTTTTTATAATATACAAAAAGAAAAAAAATTTCTATAAATAACTTAATAAATCGCATAGCTATTTTATATAAACACAATATACGAAATAACCACAAATCGACCATAATTCAATTCAAATTAAATCAAATTATAAATAAAATCTCCTAAACGATATTTTAGTAAGATCTTATCACAGTATATTAATAACAAGTATTGTAACTTTGCAAAGTCTGTATCGTCTAATACACTATTGTCCTCGTCAAACTTGTAAACACCTATATAACTTCTCTTACTTGAAAAATAAAAATGTAATCGTAAACCACTACATAATTCTATATCATTAGTATATACATAAGGCTTGCTTGTATAATTACTATAGGTATAGTAATGAACTGGATGTACAGAAACTATTTCATCATTATCTTCGGCAGTATTCATATTTTGCAATACATACGTTATTATTTCATAATAAACAACTTCTGGACTTTTTAAATCTCCAAATCCTAAATCTATCCCCATATCTTTATAAACTATATTATATAAAAAAATAAAACGTTACCATATATTTGTTACCTAAATACATATCTTAAATACATATCTTAAATACATATCTTAAATACATATCTTAAATACATATCTTAAATACAACTTTATAATTGCCCATATTATTTATGTTTAATGTACCGTTATTTTATTTTCTAAACAAGAGCTGGAACTGTTCCAAATACAGTGGCTACATGATGTTTAATTTCAATAATGCCAACAAGCAATGCTACCAAAACTGCTTAAACCGGGTACAAGTGAAAACGCGTACTGTATTTAGTCAACAAACATCCAGTTGTTGTAGAAATGTATATTGTATGTTTTTTAACAAAAAACAAAATATTCAACAAAATACAAATTTTGCCAACATATAAATAAAAACGATTTAATTCGACAAAATGTATTTTTTTATTTATAAAGTATACACAAATGAAAGGTGTTGCGGCTACAAAATTAATGTCATCATTGTATGTATTACCACCAATAACTAAAAGATTTGCAAAAAATTACGGGAAAACTATAAATGGCGAATTTATTGGAGTATCTTATTATGATATACCAGTAGATGTATCAAATGATATTTTAAAACGTGTTATACCTGAAAAATACAGAGGGTATTTTGAAGTTTGTTGGTTGGAAATAAACAATGATTATATACCACCACACGTAGACAGCGATGTAAATGCAGTCATAAACATTTACATACAAACAAAAGGCGCAACAACAATTTTGTACGAAACCAGATCTTCATCGAAATCAATAAGAGTAGATAATCAAACCGATGGTGCCGTGTATAACCCAGAAGACATCGATGAAATAGATAGATTTACAGCAAAGCCATATGAAGCGTGGATTTTAAATGTTAAAAAACCACATTCAGTCACGTGTAGCAGTAGGAATGGGGATAAAATTAGATCTGCTTATTGTATACAAACATCATATTTTTCATACAATGATTTGAAAAATTTATTAAGTTAAACTAATAGGTAAACTATTAACAAAAAATGTGATAAAAAAAGCTACTACAACATCCATACTGTAATGAGATCTTGTTATAGTCAATATTACAGCGTGTAATATATTAAGTATACTGAAAACAATAACATTATTAGTGGTTTGTTTAAGGATGCCATATTTGAATAACATTAATGTTATCAAAAATCCAAGTGCAAAATGTCCAGAAAACATCTTATCATAACACGTACCACCTATTGTCATATTAAATAATCCTAAATGTTTAACTTCGCATCCAGTTTGACGTGGTAAAATAGTAGAAGCCATAGTAATACTTCTTATTATTATGATAAAACAGAACTTTACAACTAATTCGTATAAAAATGAACTGGAAACTTTATCAAAATTTATAAAAATAGGTAATAAGAAAAACATCATAAACCAATTTTTTGTATAATTGTATTGCGAATAATCAGTTGTATTATTGTGAACAATGTCATAAATAAGATGCCGCGGGGGTTCTATATAATGTTTGGTACCAGTATTCCAAACAAAACGAGTACTAATAAAATGGAATGCAATCGCTAATGGTATTATATAATACATATTATTATATAATGTCATTTTATTTTTTGTTAAATAACCAATTTAAAAAACCCTTTTGAACACTCATTTTCATTATTAATGAACTAGACTTATTTATCTTTTCCCATGATAAATCTAATTGTCCATATTCTTGTTTAACAGGATTTGTGACAATATCCTTTTTCATCTCTTCATTTTTTATATAATTATTTTCTCTGCAATTAACTATTTCAATTACATTTTTACAAGGATTTTTATCATCTACTAAATCAATAACACATCTTGTATCTTGTAAAAAATTATACATATCATTTACAGAACATCTTGTTGTTTTATCAACTGTCATCATCTTGAACATTATATTTTTAAAATCATCCCTTAATCCAACCCGTCTTTTAATTTTTTTATTCATAATTTCCTGTATATTTTCTAATTTATAAAATCTTTCTAAATCATTTATGTTCCCTATATTGGAAAATGGCAACAAATTAAACATTAGTTCATAAATACATATTCCTAAACTCCATATGTCGATATTTTTATTATAATATTGCGATTTACCTTTACAAGACTTGCTTTCCGTATAAACTGTTATATTTTCCATGTTGTTTATATTTAATATTATTTCAGGAGCCATATAATACGGAGTACCACATAACTTGTAATATTTTTTACACAATATATCATCTAAATTTATATCCTCATCATTCATTCCATACAAATCATAGCAAGCAAATCCGAAATCTGAAATTTTAAATTGTATTCCACCAGTATTTGAATATTTTATTAATACATTATGCAACTTGATATCACGATGTACTATATTTTTATCATGTATATATTTTAAACCACTAATCGTTTGATTTAAAAATTCATATAAAAATGAGTTTGTAAATCCACCTGACGAATTTCTAAAACGATCAGAACCTTTTCCTTTTAAAAAGTCATACACATCCCCACCATTACAATACTCCATCCTTAAATAATATATACCATTGCTTTTATTGTAACCAAAAAATTTTATTATATTTGGATGATCCAAACTAGACAAAATTTCTATTTCACTTTCTATCAATTCTTTTAAACGCTTAAAATAATAATCCTGTTCTGTATTAATCAATTCACTTTCATTTTTATACGGTGTTATATTAACTTGTATATCACTGTTATCACGTTTTGCCTTATTTACCCGCCTAACAGTACTACCTGTTCTTCTATTCATATAACTTTTTACCAATTCATTTATGTTTATTTCTTTTATTATAAAAAATTCATCATTTGATTCAGTATCACCTATATGCAATGGTATATCATTTTTACACAAAAATACATTTGAAAACGAACCTTTGCCAATTTGCTTAATTACTTCATAGTCTTGAATACCCTGACTCATTCTAATATTAAGCAATGAAAATAAATTTAACTTTTTACATTATGAAAATAATCACATGCCGCTTGATACCCCATATCAATTAAACCACGTTTTTCATCTTCAGTTAATATAAAATTAATAGGTTGTGTTATTTTATATGCGTGTATACAAATTGTGTGTTCAACATATTTATACGCCAAAGTGGTATCTCTTTCTTTGTTTGCAAACATACATCCCATTAAATGTAAAAGATAACTTTCAAATGAATCTATTTCGTAATTTATATCATCCTGAAATTCACCTCTTGTTACCAATTTACATCCTAGTACATTATCCATATTATCATATTCCTCATATAACTTTATAGGATAATTATTTAAAACACCACCGTCAACATAAATATTATCATTGTATTTTTCTGCACAAAATATAAACGGTATACTTGTAGACATACGTATAGCTTTTACAGCCTTTAAATTAGGATTCTTTTTATAATCAAAAATTTCAATACCATATTTATTAACATTTGTTACAACTACTCTAAAATTAACACCATATTTATTCCATATTTCACGTAAAGTTATGTCCTTTGAAACACCTTTCTTTAATAACATAGACTCTATCCAAGTTGTTATTAATTTACCATTATCCATACCATATTTTTCTAATAAATTCTTCATACGAAAATTTTTCAAACTATCTATTTCAGTTGACATAATTTCCGCATATAATTCATCATAGGTATATCCTATTAAATACAATAATCCAACTAAACTACCTATAGAAACACAACACATTTCATTTATTTCAAATTTAACATCACCGTTTAATTTTAACTCCTCTAAACGTTTTATAACACCAATATAAGCTATACCCTTTACACCACCTCCACTCAAAATAAGTGTTTTTATCAAATTTTTCATATGTTTATTATTATATTTAATAGAAAATAATAATACACATATTACACACATTACACATTACACATTAAATTTTTTAATCAAGACCGTTGTCATCTTTTTAATCAAGATCTTCCATAATTGGTAAGAAAACTTTTTCAGCAATTGCGTTCGGCTGTAAGGGTGCAGATTTATCTTGAAAATTATCAAAAAATATCGTTACAAAATCAGTATTGTATATTTCTTTAATTTTATATACTTTTTCTGTAAAATTATCATCATTCATATATAGAATTATATTATAATCATTAATATTTACACGTTTTTTAATCTTTTTATCATCTAAAAAATCAAAAAACATATTTAATTTTACATGTTTATCAAAGTAAAAACTAAATTTTCTTAAATCATTTGTTATATCAAATAATATTTCCCCCATATCATTTTGTATACTGGAGTGAACAATCAAATTACGCTTATCAATATTATTACCAATATTATTACCAATTAATACGTCATTGTATGACCGTCTATTATAATCAGAAAACAATACAAAATTATATTCTTTTTCATTAAATACAACATCATATTCTGTAAAAATAATATCGTTTATAGTAGTGTTAGTGTGGTGTGTAATTTTGTTTGATATAGGTTTCATTTTCTTTAATCTACTTTCTATTCGCCATTTACAAATACATAAAATTAAAGACATCAATTTTAAAAATACAACACGTCTATAACAATATAATATCACAGTTATTAAAATCAAAATCAAATTAAAAAACATCTTATTTAAAAAGTATAATTTTTTAGTTTTAAATGGATTTCTTTCAATTTTTACAAAACTCAAAAGACACTCCAAATTCAAAAACAATTAACAAAACACAAAAAAAGAAAATTCAGGAAACAGAAACACCATTGACACCTACAAATTTAGCTAATGAAGAAGTTGAAGTATATAAAAATATTACTAAAGGCGATATGGTAAAAATTATGGGTGTAAAGGGTAGTATTTTAAATTCGTATAAGGGATATATCGGAGAAGTAAGAGATTATAAACGTGACAAAGACTCAGCAATGATATTTTTACATGCTCCAACATATCCGACTACTATTAAATTTCCATTGTATCATTTTGTTAAAATTGATCCATATACAGGAAAATAATAGAATAATGGGGGTGGGGTAATGGGGGTAAATTAATTTTAATCAAGATTAGTATATGTTATAGTTTTATCTGTTACAAATAATTCTTTTAATGTTTCATTAACATCTTTTAGTCTTTCTAATTTAACTAATCTGGGATCTTCACGTTTTATATTCACACTACTTTTATTAATTGCATAAGAACATGTTTTTATACGTGGATTTTTATTAATTAATGTAACAAATACATCTTGGTAAATATCTTTTATATCTCCATTTGATAAATATATAAACCAAATATCATTTGTACCCTTTAATTTTAATCTTCTAAACATTTTGTTGAAAATTAAAAGTCCACGTTTTACAACATCTTCATTACTAATTCGAATGGTATGGATGTATTCGTTATTACAGTTTACAAATTTGTTTATATTATATTCTTTCATATTAACTACAATATTTACTTGTAAACAACGTTCTAAAAAACGTACGTCTATGGTTTTGTCGTCAAAATCTAAATAGTAATACACATCCAGTATTTGTCTTTGGGTTTGGGAGTTATTTTTATCATTAGTAGAGGAAAAATTGATTGACATTTTATCTACCTTGTAATATAAAAAGGTTTTTTAAATGAATTTCAAACCTAATACTTAAACTTTTTTTAGTAGTATATATTAATAATGAAATCAAAAACCAATAAAGATTTACAAGATCATTTAGATTATTCTAAATACCATGGAACCTCAGGATTATCTACAAAAGCATGGGGGCCTAATGGGTGGTATTTTTTATTTTCGTGTATAATGGGAGGATATCCTGTTAAAATAGATGAAAGAAATAAAGAACATAAGGAAATCCGACGTCATTTTAAAAATATGCTATTAAGTTTGGGTTACACAATGCCTTGTATATTTTGTAGACAATCATTTTTGGGATTTTGTAAAGATCTTCCTCCTGATAGTTTTATGACTGGAAGAATAGAACTTATGCGTTGGCTTTATGAAATAAGAAATCGAGTAAATGATAAATTAATTACACAAGAAGAAAAATGTTACAATGATGAAAAAAAACGTCTTAAAAATATATATCATAATGGTAAAAAAACAGACCAAGATAAAAGAGATTATTATAAAAATTTAGAAGAATTTCGAACAAAAACATTTACAACTAAACCATCTGTTAGCTTTGAAGAAGTTCTAGACAAATATGAAGCAATACGAGCCGTTTGTTCAACAAAAGCAAAAACGTGCGCGTTACCAGATAAAGTCAGCTGATTCATTAAATACATCAAGAATATTTCCTACCCACTCTTACCCACTTCTTAGCCACTTTTTTTTAGAGTTGTAAAGTAAACGATAAACACCTTGACTTGTTAAAAATGTAGTATCTTGTTCACATCCTCGGAGGTCGTAAGCTTTCCTTACGACCTGTTCATCTTCATCGTAATTTTGAATAGATACTCTAATATTTGTTAAATTTAACGCCTTTCCTATATCTGATGCTTTGAAACAATAAACCTTTTTATTATTAATATCTTCGTTCAATATTGCTATAGGGTTATTTTCAAATGCTTTAACTATACAATTATTATCCGTTTTGATTTCTTCATTCATTTTTCGATGTCGTAAAGTGTTTATATCCTTATATAAGAATGTGTATTTTACATAATTGTTCAACGTTTACCATCATATTTACTGGTTTTACACTTTTATTTTTGTTATAATCTAAATTAAAATCTTTTTAATTAATTAAAAGAATAATTAAAAGGATGTATCTTATCTTCATTTTTAGTAATATTTTTTATACTCCAATTTCAAAGAATCGTCTCATTTGAGCAGGACTTTGTTCAAAACTGCTTTGATTCCAAGGTCCAACGTTTTCTTTTGGAATTGGTGGAAGAGATCTAATATCTTGATATGGAATCTTGTTAGATTGCATTACTGTATTAATACCAACGTGATATCCACTGATCAAAAAGTTTTGTTCCTTTAAAAGTTTAGAAACAGGGTTTTCTTTGGCAAATTCACTTTCTGCTCCATACTTTGGAAGAAGATCTTCTGGTTTAACTTGCTCACTACCAGCTACAATTTTATCAACTTGAATTTTTTGCATAGGTTCTTCAAGTTCTGCAGCTGGTTCTGCAGGAGCAGCTTGTGCAATAGCTTCTTCTTCTGCTCCTTCTCCTTCTCCTTCTCCTTCTACGTTTTCAAGTTGTTCTGGCATCATACCATAATAATTTTGCATCTTTTCAGATTTAGGTTTTTGCATATAAGATACTAAAAGATAAACACCAAGTAAAATTAGCGCAACCTTAAGCATATCATTTCGTTGAATAAGTTCTAAAATATTAGCCATATGTTTTGTTTTAATATACTATAATAAAATAAAATAAATTTTATATTTTAAAAAATTTAAAAAAAACCACAAACAGTTAATTTAAAATTAAGATTACTTATAATAGTAAGTAATTTTAATCTCTGTATAATACACTTAATTTTAATGGACGTTGACTCTGATGACTATATTGATGATAACTTTACAAATATAGATAGACTAGATGATTTTTTTATTAAACATTCTAATAAAATTCACGATTTGTCCGATGACTTAAAATCTAGATTTAGTGGATTCTCCCCCTATTTCCTATGTAATATGGAATTTCATAATTTAATACATTTTTTTGAAAATTTTATTGTTAAACAAACTTGTTTTCTACCATTAAAGTCAAAAATTAACAACAAATATATTTATACTAAAGAAACATTTAATACTTTTTATAAAAAAGAACTAGATATATCTTACGGTATAGTATTTAATTTTTCAAAGACAACTTTAAAATTTAACTTACAATATGAAGATTGGTTGAGATTTTGTTGTAATTTTACTGATAAATATGAATTGTACAAGTAATAAAGAATGCGATCATAAATTGTATTTAATATCATTTTTATATTACAATGATATTATCTATTGATATTGGTATTAAAAATCTGTCACTGTGTTGTATGGACTACACTGAATCCAAAGATATTTCTTCTTATATTATAAAATTATGGGATGTATATGATACATTAGATACAGAAGATTATTTTTGCCAAAGCTTGAAACGTGATGGAAAACCTTGTGGAAAACGTTGCGGATACAAATTTAAATCTGAAACTGAGATTACATACACTTGTAAAACACATTTCCCTAAAAACATTACAATTAAACCACAAAACGTATATAAAAAACGTCTTGTCAATGATTATTTACTACAGGATATTGCTAAAATTGTTTTAACACGTCTTCAAAAAATATATGATGAAAACCTTGACATCTTTACAAACATCAAATCTATTGTTATAGAACTACAACCCAAAATAAATCAGAAAATGAAATTTATTTCTCATATAATATATGGAAAACTTGTAGAACTTTATTATAATACAACTACAACAATACGTTTTGTAAGAGCTGCTCAAAAATTAAAAGCATACACTGGTCCAATTATTATATGTAATTTAAAAGGAGCTTATTCAAAACGTAAATGGTTAAGTGTACAATATACAAAATGGTTTTTAGAACAATCAGTACACAACAAGTCTTGGTTGGAACATTTTTTAAATCATAAAAAAAAGGATGATATGGGAGATACATATTTGATGACAATAAACGCAATACACGGTATACCCAAAAAGCAGAAGACCGATAAAAATGGGAAATGTATAAAATAAGAGATTTGTTGAAATTAAGTGTATGTGATTACCCTTACCCCACCTATTATCTTTGATATTTTTTTTATACAGTATTTTATAGTTGTTTTGTATATGGTTAGGGGCTTATATTCGTATATATAACATTGTACACATTCATTGAATCTTACGCGTTTGATTATTTCTTGATCATCGGTGTATTTTAGTGGTGTAGTATAAATAGATGTTATGATTTCATATTCAGTCATCATTAATTATACACGTGATATTATATTTTCAATTTTAACACGTTTAAAAAGTGTAAATAAATTGAACGTATATATCATTGATGTTAATAAACGAATTTGAAAAGTTATCTTTAAGAAAATTTAAAATAAAAAGTATTCTTCCAGATGCCACCATATTATGTTTAGGTCGTAGAAGGAGTGGAAAATCTTGGCTTGTTAGAGATATTTTTTTCCATCACAAAGAAACTCCATCAGGGATAGTATTTTCTGGAACAGAGGAAGCATCTCCATTTTTTGGTGATTTTATACCAGATTGCTTTATTCATTCTGAATATGATGCAGAGTTGATTGACAGTATTATGACACGTCAAAAGAAAAAAATTAGGGAAGCAAAGGGGAAAGGTTTGTCAGATACAGGAAAACATCCAAGTAATAATTTATTTATAGTATTAGATGATATGTTACACGATGCTCAAAATTGGAAAAAAGATAAAACTATTAAAAGTATTTTTTTTAACGGAAGACATTTTAATTTCTTATTTATTTTAACAATGCAATATGCACAAGGTATTCCTCCAGAATTAAGGAGCAATATTGATTATATTTTTATTTTTAATGAACCTTCTATTGCAAATAGAAAAAGAATATATGATGCGTATGGTGGATGTATACCTAGTTTTGATCATTTTTGTAACATCTTAGATGCTTGTACAAAAGATCACGAATGTTTAGTAATAAAAACATCTGGAAATACAACTGATTTAAGAGAACAAGTATTTTGGTATAAAGCAGAAGCACATAGCAACTTTAGAGCAGGACATCCTAAATATTGGAAATACCATTCAAGTAATTATAATCAAAACTACGAAGAACAAGACGATAAAGACAAGGAACAGTTGGATAAACTTAAAAAGAAATTTGCAAAAACGCGAAAACTTAAAGTTATTGTTTCAAGACAAGGTGAAATAGTTGGTTACAAATCAGACGATGATTAATAAAATGTGACGATTAATAGAATATTATTTATTAATCTTCAAACTACAATAATAGAAAATGGTTTTAAAAGACTATTAATTTTCGAAATATCACGTCGCATAAACCATTTATCAATCCAACTACTACCATATTTATATTCTTCAAGATCTCTTTTTTCAATTTTACTTATATATTTTTTAATTTTTTCATATGTTTTATCATCAATTTTTTCATCAATTTTGGAAACAATGTTTCCCAATTCTTTCAAATTACTACGCTTGATAAACTTGATCATTTTATTTAAATGATCAAATTAAAAATATTTCAATTTTTTACCAAATCTTTTTTATTCGGTTATATTAATGTCATATATAGAAGATAATCAATTAAATGAAATGTTAAAGAGTGAATTTGATCAATATTTGTATACTAGACAAATAGATATAAAATATGTTAACCCATACGACCCATATTCATCTATTTCAGCTAAAGATACGGATACAATTATATTACCAGATTTCTCAGATTTAGAAATGTCAAATATAATTTCATTAGATGATTCAAGTTTCTCTGACTGTTTAGATAACATATTGTTTAATTTTAATTTATTTTCCACATCTTCTGACCGTGTATGTCATATGTTTTTTGATAAAATAGAAGATTATTTTTTAAGAATTAATTTGAAAACATTTCAAATATCAATATCGATAGATACAATTACACAAATAATGAATTGTTTAACTTCAAACACTTTACCAATTGTAATACTTCCAGTACGTCTTGACTTTTTAAATATAGAATCTGATTATGCCAAGACATTACAAAAAAATGACTCCAAATTATATGCAGCGCATTCTAACTTGATTATAATTGATAAATTACATAAAACTGTTGAATTTTTTGAACCACATGGTATTATACTAAGTCACCATTATTCAAATATATTACACATCGAGTCAATAATACAAAATTTTCTAACTAAAACATTTGAATTAAAAGGATATACATTTATAAATATATCAACTACATGTCCTATAGGTGCACAAAGTATACAATCTTTAATAAGTCCAGAATCTGGGCATTGCCTTGCGTGGAGTTTATATTTTATAATGGTTAGACTATTAAATATATACTTTTTACCCACCCAAGAAACTGTATTTCAAACTATTAATAAAATAATAACATCACAAGATTCTATAACTATAAATAAAACTATACGCCAGTTCTTAAAATACATAGAAACCTTAAACATTAAACCAACTAGATTTATATGGGCTCATAATACATATGATATATCCAATTATATAGAAAATCAAACCCTTATAAAACAACGTTTACGTCACTTAATTAATGTATATTTTAAAAATGCAATTTTTTATAAACATGATTTTAGAAAAATATTTGAAGAAATAATTTCTTATAAAAATATACCAGACTTTGATAAAATATTTATTGAAGAAATGAGTAAATCTTATAACACTATACAAAGCTCCAAGGAAGGCAATGAAAAAAAACGCTCCAGAAAAGACGATGAATTTTTGGAGTTAAACTAGGATCCTTTAAATTGTCCCCAAATTCTTTAAATATAACCAAGTTTTTCCACCAATTTTAATTCTTCTTCTAGTTAACGGATTAATCATCCATTCTTCTTGTTGTAGTTCTTGTTGTAGTTCTTGTTGTAGTTCTTGTTGTAGTTCTTGTTGTAGTTCTTGTTGTAGTTCTTGTTGTAGTTCTTGTTGTAGTTCTTGTTGTAGTTCTTGTTGTAGTTCTTGTTGTTCAACGACAATGGTTAATGATGAAAAATCATGTTCTGACAATTCAGTTCTGCACATTGGGCATACATTTGTATTTGTTTCAATGTGTTGTTTGATACAAGATTTGTGAAAAACGTGTTTGCAATTTTGTAAATTGAACATAAATGCATCAGACTGTGTTTCATCACAATCACAATCATAGCAAATACAACAACTATATTCACGATTTACAAAATCATCAAAACTAATATCTTCATCCGTGTGATTTTCAGAAAAGTCTATGTAATTATAATAATTTTGTAATGATGTTGTTAATCTAGAATAGTCTATTGAGTATCTTTCTATTTCAAAACATCTTGTTTCATAATATCCAGTAGGATACAATTCTTCCATTAAAGCCAAATCACTAAAAATACTATCAATGTTCGTTAACATATAATTATGTATAAAGTTATTAAATAATTCAATACGTTCATTTTGCAAATATCTTATTAAACAAGAAATCCAACTTTGATACAATACATAAACAGTATAACCTGGATCGTCTCTTCCTCCTGGTTCATACATGTAAGGATTATTGTCTAAAAATGAATGAAATGTTATTAAAATCGTTTCAATACCCATACTAGAGGTCCATTTTTCAAATTTACTATCTCCCCATGTATTCAAGATTGTAGCGCAACATTTTCCATTTTCATACATATTAGGATGTATTCTAACTCCATCATAATTCACAAAGGTTACTTCTGGTGGAGAATGTGGGTAATTATCAGGAATTTTAAGATCTAATCTTACAAATTTGTGTTTATATACACTATCAGATGGTGCTCGTATTATAGCGTGCAAACGATTTATGTCAGTTTCATTATAATGAATTAAATAATCATTATCTAACAATTCACGTTGAGATTGTTGTACATATAATTGACGAATTTCTTTTAAAAATCTACGATTGACATTCATTTAAACATTATAGTAAATAGAGTTTAAATCATTTTTTTTATTAAATTTCATCTTATTTATTTTTTTACAGCAAGTCTACCATTTTGATACATTTCATACAATTTTTCCTTTACCATACGTTCTTTTTCTTTTTTTTCCTTACGTTCTTGTTCTTTTTGTTGTCTAGTTATTTCCTGTTTATTAGGATCTTGTATATATAGAATATTATCTTTTAGTTGAACACTCCAAGTTACATTTTTTTTAGGATTTATTAAAGTTATGTATTCTGGATAACCTGACTTTAACAGTAACCCTCCAACTCTAAACAATCGTTTTTCAACATTATAATATCTTATCCAAGTTTTAAATATAGGCAAATCATTAACTATGCTTTTTTCCTGCATAGTTTTTAATGGAATACAATTTTGTAAACGTCGTAGTATTTCTTCCTTTGTAAAGTTATCTTGAATACTACCTTGCGGTGGTTTTTTATATTGGGGACGTGATACTGTTATATACCTTTTACCACCAGTTTGAGTAGATGTATCTTCTGTTTCCGAATAATAATCATCGTCGTCTGAATCATATGTTGTTGTCATATCTGTTGCAGTTGTTGTTTCAGTATTTTGTTTTTCTACAACTAGACGTTTACCCCTCATTACTTTTATCTTAGAAATAAAAAGTTTCAATTTTATTTTATTAGTGTATTATAAATAAAGATGTTTTATTACATTTACAGTATGATTTATGATTTAGCTTCAAATTTTTTGTATGCTCAAACTAGCGTTGACGAAATCATACCTGGAATTTGGTTAGGAAATTACAAAGCAGCTATAGATATAGATTTTTTAAAAAAGAATGATATAAATTTTATCCTAAACTGTACTCCAAATATGCCTCTTTATAATCAAATTTATACGCCCTTGGAAATAGAAAACATAAGTAAAATAGAAACATATAGAATTCCTGTAAATGATAGTTTACTAGAACGTGATTTTATACTAATGGAAAAATATTTTAAAATAGTGATACCTCTTTTAGTTAGAAAATATACAGTAGAAAAACAACGAATATTAATCCATTGTCATGCTGGAAAACAAAGAAGTGCTATTGTAGTTGCCGCCCTATTAAAAGTACTTTTAGATCACAATTATATTAAAATAGACCCAATTCCTAAAAATACAACACAAACTACTCAATTAAACAATATCTACAAGTTTTTACTAGAAAAAAGAAATCAAGTTTTTACATATGGATTACGTATTAATTTTGAACCAACATACCGACGTTTTTTTAAAATTAATTAGATATGACAAATTTATCACAACCACTTCTTTCTTGAAAATGTTTTATTCGATAATCAATTAAAAAACGATCGATACAATGCTTTTCTAAACGTCTTTTACAATCATCTATATAAATAATAGTTCCAGGTTTAGACAAGTAAGTTTTAGACCAATAAATAGGGAGTAAACGCCCTGGTCTATTTCCAGCATAACCAGCTGGTCCATCTATTATAATTATATCAAAAGGTCCTAATTTTAAAAGTTCTTCTGGAATACTATGTACAAGGATTTCTTCATCTGATATATCAAAACTTTGTTCAACTGTTGTTTTATATTTATATTTTACTATATTTGATTGAGGAATATCTTTATTTAAATCTATATAATCTTGATTGTCCTCTACAAAAAATGTATTGTTATCAGATAAATTATACCATAAATTAGAATCATACCCTAATCCAAATACTAAAACTTTTAAGTTTTTATGTAAACACGTGTCAATAATATCACCAATAACATCTGTATGAATTTGTATAGAATTTGTATAATACTTTTTTAAAAGTTCTGATTTATTCATATGTATTATATATTATATATTAATATATTATATAAGGGAATAGATTAGTTTAATTTTTTGACTTTTTTAACCTTTTTATAATTTTATCAAATGGATTTTTACTTACTTTACTAGCGACACTTTCAGATACACTTTTCACACTATCAGATATACTTTTAGTATCATCTTTATATAAATTAACGTCGTATGCTGCTTCATCAATTTTATACAATGCATTACTTACTACATCATTTACTATTGTTTGAATTTCACTAATTGGTTCATCTATAATTTCTGCAATTTGAGTATTTGTATTATTTTGACTTATTATAGGTATATTAACAAGTACATTTTCTATAACTTCTTCTATAACTTCTTCTGCAAATTCTTCTACAGGTTCTTGTATAGATTCTTCTGTAGATTCTTGTATAGATTCTTGTGTAATTTCTATAGGTTCTTGTATAGATTCTTCTGTAAATTCTTCTATAGGTTCTTGTGTAATTTCTATAGGTTCTTCTATAGGTTCTTCTATAGGTTCTTCTATAGGTTCTTCTATAGGTTCTTCTATAGGTTCTTCTATAGGTTCTTGTGTAATTTCTATAGATTCTTCTATAGGTTCTTCTATAGGTTCTTGTGTAATTTCTATAGATTCTTCTATAGGTTCTTCTATAGGTTCTTGTGTAATTTCTATAGGTTCTTCTATAGGTTCTTGTGTAGGTTGTGAGGGTATCATAAACGTGGCATTATTGT